CCTTACTTCCGTAAGTTCTTGGTAACTAACATCAATGTTGGCGAAGCACCTGCTGCTGTATAATTGATTTAGTTTAAATCTTAAGTGGAGATCCTTCGGGGTCTCCACTTTTTTTGTATAAATATATACATGAGCCTAACAGATAATTTTAACTTCTTATCTCCGACAGGATTTAAGCTATCGATCGAATCACCCAAATTCGATAACCTAGAGTACTTCATTACAACAGTTTCTCTTCCGAGTATGTCATTAGCTGAAGTAAGTTCTAGTTTTCAAAATCAACAAGGATTTGTGAGCGGCGATCAAGTCAATTTCGATTCTCTTGAAGTAACATTCTCGGTCGATGAAGATATGAATAACTATAATGAAGTATTCAATTGGATAAAGGAAACTGCTGATAGCGATACTCAAGTTACTAATGATATTATATTGAGTATTCTTACAAGTCATAACAACCTCAATCGACAAATTAGGTTTGTTAATGCGATTCCAGTTTCTCTCGGAGGTGTCGAGTTCACTACTCAAGCAAGTGATATCGAATATCTTCAGAGCAATGTGTCGTTCAGGTATGACTATTTCGAACTAATCAGGTAGTATAAATACTTTTATATTATGATACTTGATGAAATTTTAAAAATGTGGAGTGAAGATGTTAAGATTGATGATCTTAACCTTGACGAAGAAACAACGAAGTCAGCTAAGCTTCACTCAAAATACTTAGAGCTCTTTACACTTGCTAAGCTGCAACTAAAGAGAAATGAAACGGAGATGAATAAGCTTCGTAAGAATAAGTGGTTATACTTTAGTGGTAAGATGACTAAAGAAGAAATGGATAAGCTTGGTTGGCAATATGATCCATTCAATGGTATGTCTAAACCACTCAAATCTGATATGGATATGTATTATAACTCTGATGAAGATATCATTCGAGTAGCAGGTAAAATCGATTATCAGAAAATGATGGTAGAAGTTCTAGAAGAGATTATGAACAACTTGAGATGGAGACACACAAACATTAAGAATATCTTAGAGTTTAAAAAGTTTACATCTGGAGCGTAACTTAATAATATTTAGAACATGCTCAATATTCGTAAAGTTAACGAAGCTAAGATACACATATCTAGTGATGATAGTGGTGTATTGATGGAGTTAGGCGAGTATTTTACGTTCTTCGCTGAAGGCTATAAGTTCATTCCAAGTTATCGCAATAAGATGTGGGATGGAAAAATTCGACTCTTTTGTAGGAGATCTCAGACAATGGCCTTTGGTCTCTTAGGTAAGATTGTTGAATTCGCTACAGATCGTAACTATGAAATTAACATCGATGAGAATATTAAACCTACACTTAGTTCGACTGACGAAGAACTAGACACTTTCATTAGTGAGCTATCTCTATCATCGAAAGAGAATGTTATTCAAGCTCGTGATTATCAAACTGCGGCATTTAAAGAAGCTGCTACATCTCAGAGAACGATACTACTCTCTCCTACAGGATCCGGTAAATCTCTCATGATCTATATGCTTGCTCGATACTTTCTTTCGAAAGAGATGGATCGAAAGGTTCTAATCGTGGTGCCAACTACTTCACTCGTAGAGCAGATGACAAAGGATTTTGCTGATTATTCCTCGAATGATCCTGATTATAACGTTGACGAAGAGGTACATAAGATCTATTCAGGAAAAGAGAAGTTTAACATTAACGCATCGATCGTTATTACTACGTGGCAGAGTGCTATTAAACTTCCTCTTTCATGGTTTGAATCATATGGCATGATTGTAGGTGATGAAGCTCATACCTTTAAAGCGAAGAGTCTAACTACTATCATGGATCGCTTAAGTAAAGCGTATGTTCGTATAGGAACGACTGGTACTCTTGATGGAGGTAAAGTAAATGAGTTGGTTCTTGAAGGAAGTTTTGGTCCAACATATAAAGTGACGAGCACCAAGAAGTTGATGGATGAAGACACATTAGCAGATCTAGATATTCAGTGCTTAGTGCTAAAGTATCAAGATGGAATGCGAAAAGCAATGGCTAAAGCAACATACCATGAAGAGATTGATTGTATTGTAAGCTATGAGAATCGAAATAAGTTTATTACTAATCTGGCTCTCGATCAAAGCGGAAATACTCTTGTCTTATATAATTTGGTGAACAAACACGGTAAAGTTCTATATAACATGATAAAGGATAAGTCCACTAAAAGAAATGTATTTTTTGTGTCAGGTGCTGTGAATGCTGAGGAGCGAGAACGAATCAGAGAGTTAACTGAAAAAGAGAATGGTGCGATTATCGTAGCTTCAATGGGTACGTTTAGTACTGGCATCAACATTAAAAATCTTCACAACATCATATTCGCTGCTCCTACTAAATCACAAATTAGAGTTCTTCAGTCGATTGGTAGAGGATTAAGGAAGTCGGATAGTGGGCAATCAACGATTGTTTATGATTTAGCAGATGATATATGCTGGAAAAAACATAAAAACTATACGCACAACCATGCTATAAATAGAGTTAGAATATACGCTAAAGAGAAGTTCAACTATAACATACACGAGGTACCGATGCCATGATAAACAATGATGAATTCCTAATTACTTACAGATTGGTCGATGGCAGTTATGTCATCGCTGAAGAAGTTGATATGAATGAAGAAGCAGGAGTGATTTATGTCATATCTCCGCTCGAACTTATTAGAAGTTCAGAAGGTGTTAAACTAATTCCGTGGATAGTAGGAGAAGATGATGTTGCAATTGAGTTAAACGCTAATAACATTATAGCTAGAAGTGAAACAACCGAAATGGTGTCTAAATACTATTATAAGTATATCGCGTATAATAATATAATGAAAGCTTTACTTGCTAAAGAAGATAACGAAAGCTATAATAGTAATAATGATCAAGTTGATAATCTAGATTCATTAGATAGTTTCTTTAGTAAATTAGAAAAACCGAATAGATTAGACTATAATTAATAGACATCTCTGTGGTTGTTTGTGTTTGATAAATCCAATTATAACAACAAACAGCAGACTTGTAAACCCCTAAATGCTGTACTCACTGATATAACATTAAGTATTTACTTATCAGCGATTATATGGTATAATATATATTATGAAAATGAATCCTAAGACGAAGAGAGTACGGCGCGCCAAAGAGCATTACGTAAACAATAAAGAATTCTCACAAGCTGTAGTTGATTATGTATGTAGTGTTAACGAAGCCCGTGAAGCTGGTTCTAAGGAACCAATGATAACAAACTACATTGGTGAATGTTTCTTAAAGATCTGCAATGGTCTATCTCATAAACCAAACTTCATTGGTTATACATATCGCGAAGAGATGGTAATGGACGCAGCTGAGAATTGTGTGAAGGCTATTATGAATTATGATGTCGAAAAGGCAACTCGTACTGGATTGCCAAATGCCTTTGCTTATTTCACTCAAATCACATATTTTGCATTCCTTCGTCGTATCGCAAAGGAGAAAAAACAACAAGATATCAAAGAGCGTTATATCACCTATGCTGGTGCAGATGCATTTGCTGACTTTGGTTCTCATGGCAGTGTTGCTAGCTCAGACAACATCGTTGATTCTATTAGAAATAAGTCTATGCGAATTAGAGAGAAAGATAATGCTATTAAGGATTTTGGTAAAGAGTTAAAGAAGAAAGAACGAAAGACAAAGGGTAAATCTGGCGGAATCGAACTCTTCTTTTAGAGGCATTTTATATTATGAGTAAGTTAGCAATCTTAAATGATACGCATTTTGGTGTAAAGAACGGTTCACAAATCTTCTTGGATTATTCAAGTAAGTTCTTTTCTGAAGTATTCTTTCCATATTGTCTAGAACACAATATCAAACATGTGCTGCACGCTGGAGACTACTTTGATCATAGAAAGTTCGTCAACTATAAAGTCATGCAGCATTCATTCGATGCCTTCATTTCGAAACTCTATGAGTATGACATGACAATGGATATTATTTGTGGCAATCATGACGTATACTATAAGAACACTAATGAACTCAATTCTTTAGAACAAGTGCTTGGTCAATATTCTGATCGTGTCCATATTCATATGAATCCAATCGATAAAGATTTCGATGGACTAAGTATAGGATTCTTGCCGTGGATGACACAAGATAACTATGATGAATGCACAAAGTTCATCGCGACTTCAAAATCGCCTATCATTCTTTCACACTTAGAACTACAGGGATTTGTAATGGGTAAAGGATTGCCAGTAGCATCTCACGGATTAAACTCAAGTCTATTTTCTCGCTATGAGATGGTATTATCTGGACACTACCACACCAAATCGACACAAGGCAACATACACTACCTTGGTACACAGATGGAATTGACGTGGTCTGATGCTGGTGATCCTAAATACTTCCACATCCTAGACACTGAAACTCGCGAGTTAACTCCAGTAAGAAATAAGTATTTACTTTTTCGCAGAATAAGGTATAATGATACAGAGACAGAGACTATTACACGAAATGAGATTAAAGGATCTTATGTTAAAGTTGTAGTAGTATCTAAA